TTCAGTAAAGTAAGAATCAATAATGACGATTTAGAAGAAATCAATAAAAAACTCAATTTCGCAAAAGATTTGTCGCTAGGAAGATTGAGGAAGCTCAATCATCCGATTCCGCTAAAAAAGTATCAGCATGGCTTCGAATCAATTCATCAAAAAGCTTATGTACAAGATGTTCATGACCATATTAGAAAATTAACATTATCAATTTTTGGAGTGACACTTAATTCAGACTTGAGTGAAAGTGAATACAACCTAGCAGCAAAAATTTATAGAGATATCAAAAACTATTATTTATATATCTATGAAAAGAGAGTTTCAGAATTAACTATCGATGATTTCGAATGAAGGAGGAACTACAAATGAAACTACTAAGAAGGCTATTCAATAAAAAACACGAAAACTTAATTGACGTGTGGCATGGAAATCAATGGTTAAAAGTGAAAGAAAGCAAATTAAAAAAATATAAAGTGGTCTCGGATAGAGAAGGTAAGAAATATCTAATTAAATAAGCGCACTTAATTAGTGCAAGTAATCAAGTGCGCTATTGCCTTACAATCCTAAATCTTTTCTGCTTTTTTCTTCTTCTTGTAATCCCAATAACACAGAAGAGTAAATGCTGAAATAGTCACGAGCAACGCTATCTTTAGCGAATGCAATTACGTCATCACCGACTTCTTGCCATTCGTTATGAATCTTATGTCTATCTAGAGCTCTAGGTAATAGCGAGATTGTAATATCGTGAGCAATTTTCTCTAAATCCATAAATTTCACCTCCTTCCACTGGGAGATAACTAAATTATATAACAAAACAACTTAAAGGAGGAACGACAAATGCAAGCTCAAAACAAAAAAGTCATCTATTACTACTATGACGAAGAAGGTAATAGGCGACCATTAGATATTCAAATTAATGACGGATATGAACTGATGGTCCGATCTCATTTCATCAACAACACCATTGAAGAAATACCATACGTAAATAATAACTTATATGCCTTGGTTGATGGTTATGAATTTAAGTTAGATTGAATTTTTGAGAAAGATATTGAAAAGCTAATTTCCCCATAAGATTAAGAGACATACTGGATGTTTTGTTAACGACTCTTTTAACTTCGTTCCAAGTTTTATTGTCTCTAATATTATCGAGAAATTCATGGCCAGACCAAGTGATGTCATCAATAATCCAAGAAACGACCCTGCCTTCGATGAATTTCAGATCGCAACAAATAAATTTAGCTTCTTCTAATTTTAAAAGTGAGTACATTACTGTTTCAAAATCATATTTATCAAAAATAATATTATCGTTGAAATTATGTCGAGTAAGTGGTTCACCTATTTTCTTATTAGATTCTATTTCTAAGAGCAAGAGTCTAACGCAATCGTGATTAAGTTTCATCCTATCACCTCCATAACAGGAGTATAGCAGAAAGGATCATAAACATCTTAAAAGGAGGAATAACAAATGAACATTCAAGAAGCAACTAAGATAGCTACAAAAAATCTTGTCTCTATGACACGGAAAGATTGGAAAGAAAGTCATCGAACTAAGATATTACCAACAAATGATAGTTTTTTACAATGCATCATTTCAAATAGCGATGGGACAAACCTTATCAGATATTGGCAACCTTCAGCCGATGACCTCATGGCAAATGATTGGGAAGTTATAAACCCAACTAGAGACCAGGAATTATTGAAGCAATTTTAGAAATGCTATCAATGATACTTTTTAAATTGTTTTTAAACTCATTTTCAAAGTAAACAACAGTCTTGTCTGAAATTGTTACATGATAAATAGTGTTACTAGCATACACGCCGTTTAGGAACCCAGAGTTTTTAAGTTTATTTAAATCGTATTTTACATCTTCGAAATGTAGTTTTTGAAAATACTTTGTATGTATATCTTTAGCACTTCCAAAATTATTGCAGGTTAATTTAACCGAACCTAACTTTACACATTCTAAATAATCTTTGTAGAGTACGGACAAGATATATTGTTGGTCTTTAGTAAGTGTATCAAATTCATCAGATATCAAGGGCATGTTATCACCTCCTTAGGTTGATAACAACATTATACACGAAAGGAGCATAAACAAATGAACACAAGATCAGAAGGATTGCGTATAGGCGTCCCACAAGTTTCTAGCAAAGCTGATGCTTCTTCATCCTATTTAACGGAAAAGGAACGTAACTTAGGAGCGGAAATATTAGAGCTTATTAAAAAAGTGATTACAGCTACTTAGAAATAAACAAAGTTTTCTATGCATTAGATAGAGAACTTCAATACAGGGCGAATAATAACAAACTTTAACATTTATCTAAAGGAGTGATAGAGATGCCAAAAATCATAATACCACCAACACCAGAAAACACATATCGAGGCGAAGAAAAATTTGTGAAAAAGTTATACGCAACACCTACACAAATCCATCAATTGTTTGGAGTATGTAGAAGTACAGTATACAACTGGTTGAAATATTACCGTGAAGATAATTTAGGTGTAGAAAATTTATACATTGATTATTCAGCAACGGGAACATTGATTAATATTTCTAAATTAGAAGAGTATTTGATCAGAAAGCATAAAAAATGGTATTAGGAGGATTATCAAATGAGCGACACATATAAAAGCTACCTATTAGCAGTACTGTGCTTCACAGTCTTAGCGATTGTGCTTATGCCGTTTCTATACTTCACTACAGCATGGTCAATTGCGGGATTCGCAAGTATCGCAACATTCATATTTTATAAGGAATACTTTTATGAAGAATAAAGAAACTGCTACTTGTTGGAGCAAGTAACAGTGCAAGATGAGCAATTGTTTTAAATAATTATATAAGGAGTTATTAATATGACCTTACAACAAAAAATACTATCACATTTTGCAACATATGACAATTTCAATTCTGATGATGTTGTTGAAACTTTTGGGATATCTAAAACACATGCAAAATCCACTCTTTCAAAACTTAAGAAAAAAGGAAAGATTGAAATGGAAAGTTGGGGTATCTGGCGTGTTATTGAATCGCAATTGCATTTAAGTGTAGTCGAACGTAAAAAAGAAATTTTAGAAGAACAATTTGAATTGTTAGCAAGATTAAATGAACAAAGTGATGACCCTAGAGAAATAGAAGAACGTATCAAGTTAATGATTCGTCTAGCTAACCAATTTTAAGGAGGAGTTAATCAATGGCAATATTAGAAGATATTTTTGAAGAATTAAAACTATTAAATAAGAATTTACGTGTGTTAAACACTGAACTATCAACTGTAGATTCATCAATTGTACAAGAGAAAGTTAAAGAAGCACCAATGCCAAAAGAAGAAACAGCTCAACTGGAATCAATTGAAGAAGTTAAGGAAACTTCTGCTGATTTGACTAAAGATTATGTTTTATCAGTAGGAAAAGAGTTCCTTAAAAAAGCAGACACTTCTGATAAGAAAGAATTTAGAAATAAACTTAACGAACTTGGTGCGGATAAGCTATCTACTATCAAAGAAGAGCATTATGAAAAAATTGTTGATTTTATGAATGCGAGAATAAATGCATGAAGCTAGATCACTCAAATAGAGCTCATGCAAAGCTTAGTGCAAGTGGAGCAAAACAATGGCTAAACTGTCCACCGAGTATTAAGGCAAGTGAAGGTATTGCAGATAAAAGTTCAGTTTTTGCTGAAGAAGGTACATTCGCTCATGAGTTAAGTGAGTTATATTTCAGTCTTAAATATGAAGGCCTAACACAGTTTGAGTTTAATAAAGCTTTTCAAAATTATAAGCGAAATCAATATTACAGTGAAGAGTTGCGCGAATATGTTGAAGAGTACGTAGCTAATGTAGAAGAAAAATATAACGAAGCTTTGAGTAGAGATGACGATGTAATAGCTTTATTTGAAACAAAATTGGATTTAGGTAAATACGTCCCTGAATCTTTTGGTACTGGTGATGTCATTATATTTTCAGGTGGTGTACTTGAAATTATTGACCTTAAATACGGTAAAGGCATTGAAGTTTCAGCTATAGATAATCCTCAACTTAGATTATATGGCTTGGGCGCATATGAACTGCTTAGTTTAATGTATGACATTCATACAGTTCGCATGACTATCATACAACCACGAATAGATAACTTTTCTACTGAAGAGTTACCAATATCAAGATTACTTCAATGGGGAACCGATTTTGTTAAACCATTAGCCAGACTTGCTTATAACGGTGGAGGAGAGTTTAAAGCAGGTAGTCATTGTAGATTCTGTAAGATAAATCATTCATGTAGAACACGTGCAGAATACATGCAAAATGTGCCTCAAAAGCCACCACATTTGTTAAGTGATGAAGAGATTGCAGAACTTTTATATAAACTGCCTGATATCAAAAAATGGGCTGATGAAGTAGAACAATATGCACTAAATCAAGCGAAAGAAAATGATAAAAACTATCCTGGTTGGAAGCTTGTAGAAGGTCGCTCGCGAAGAATGATAACTGATACAAATGCAACGCTTGAAAAGTTAGTTGAAGCGGGTTATAAACCTGAAGATATTACAGAAACCAAGTTACTTAGCATTACGAATTTAGAAAAATTAATCGGCAAAAAAGCATTTTCTAAAATTGCAGAAGGCTTTATAGAAAAGCCACAAGGTAAATTAACACTTGCTACCGAGTCTGATAAACGACCAGCTATAAAGCAATCTGCTGAAGATGATTTTGACAAACTATAAAAATTAAAAAGGACGGTATATAAACATGAAAGCAAAAGTATTAAATAAAACTAAAGTGATTACAGGAAAAGTAAGAGCATCATATGCACATATTTTTGAACCTCACAGTATGCAAGAAGGGCAAGAAGCAAAGTATTCAATCAGTTTAATCATTCCTAAATCAGATACAAGTACGATAAAAGCCATTGAACAAGCTATAGAAGCTGCTAAAGAAGAAGGAAAAGTTAGTAAGTTTGGAGGCAAAGTTCCTGCAAATCTGAAACTTCCATTACGTGATGGAGATACTGAAAGAGAAGATGATGTCAATTATCAAGACGCTTATTTTATTAACGCATCAAGCAAACAAGCACCTGGTATTATTGACCAAAACAAAATTAGATTAACGGATTCTGGAACTGTTGTAAGTGGTGATTATATTAGAGCTTCAATCAATCTATTTCCATTCAACACAAATGGCAATAAGGGTATCGCAGTTGGATTGAACAACATTCAACTTGTAGAAAAAGGAGAACCTCTTGGCGGTGCAAGTGCAGCAGAAGATGATTTCGATGAATTAGACACTGATGATGAGGATTTCTTATAAGTCAATAGGTGGGGTTTTTAGCCCCACTTTAATTTTAAAGAAATTGAGGTGTCAAGAATTTGAAATTTATGAATATAGATATTGAAACATATAGCAGTAACGATATTTCGAAATGTGGCGCCTATAAATATACAGAAGCTGAAGATTTCGAAATCTTAATTATAGCTTATTCAATAGATGGTGGAGCGATTAGTGCGATTGACATGACTAAAGTAGATAATGAGCCTTTCCACGCTGATTATGAGACGTTTAAAATTGCTCTATTTGACCCTGCTGTAAAAAAGTATGCATTCAATGCTAATTTCGAAAGAACTTGTCTTGCTAAACATTTTAATAAACAGATGCCACCTGAAGAATGGATTTGCACAATGGTTAATTCAATGCGTATTGGCTTACCTGCTTCGCTTGATAAAGTTGGAGAAGTTTTAAGACTACAAAACCAAAAAGATAAAGCAGGTAAAAATTTAATTCGTTATTTCTCTATACCTTGTAAGCCAACAAAAGTTAATGGAGGAAGAACAAGAAACTTGCCTGAACATGATCTTGAAAAATGGCAACAATTTATAGATTACTGTATTCGAGATGTAGAAGTAGAAATGACGATTGCTCATAAAATTAAAGACTTTCCAGTAACTGCAATTGAACAAGCATATTGGGTTTTTGACCAACATATAAACGACAGAGGTATTAAGCTTTCTAAATCATTGATGTTAGGAGCTAATGTGCTCGATAAGCAGAGTAAAGAAGAATTGCTTAAACAAGCTAAACATATAACAGGTTTAGAAAATCCTAATAGTCCTACACAGTTATTGGCTTGGTTAAAGGATGAACAAGGATTAGATATACCTAATTTACAAAAGAAAACGGTTCAGGATTACTTAAAAGAAGCCACAGGAAAAGCTAAAAAAATGCTAGAAATTAGATTGCAAATGTCTAAAACCAGTGTGAAAAAATACAACAAAATGCATGACATGATGTGCAGTGATGAACGGGTAAGAGGTCTGTTTCAATTTTACGGTGCCGGTACTGGAAGATGGGCAGGTAGAGGCGTACAACTTCAGAATTTAACAAAGCATTATATTTCAGATACTGAATTAGAAATAGCAAGAGATCTTATTAAAGAACAACGTTTTGACGATTTAGATTTATTACTGAATGTTCATCCTCAAGACTTATTAAGTCAATTAGTTAGGACAACATTTACTTCTGAAGAAGGTAATGAACTAGCAGTAAGTGATTTTTCTGCAATAGAGGCAAGAGTCATAGCATGGTATGCAAAAGAACAATGGCGTTTAGATGTGTTCAACACACACGGAAAGATATATGAAGCATCGGCTTCTCAAATGTTTAATGTACCGGTAGAAAGCATAACTAAAGGCGACCCTCTCAGACAAAAAGGAAAAGTGTCCGAATTAGCTTTAGGCTATCAAGGTGGCGCTGGAGCTTTAAAAGCAATGGGTGCATTGGAAATGGGCATTGAAGAAAACGAGTTACAAGGTTTAGTTGATAGTTGGCGTAACGCAAATCCTAACATAGTTAATTTTTGGAAGGCTTGCCAAGAGGCTGCAATTAATACTGTAAAATCTCGAAAGACGCACCATACACATGGACTTAGATTTTACATGAAAAAAGGCTTTCTAATGATTGAACTACCTAGTGGAAGAGCTTTAGCTTATCCAAAAGCTTCAGTTGGTGAAAATAGTTGGGGTAGTCAAGTTGTTGAATTTATGGGCTTAGATCTTAACCGTAAATGGTCAAAGTTAAAAACATATGGTGGGAAGTTAGTCGAGAATATTGTTCAAGCAACTGCAAGGGATTTACTTGCGATTTCTATAGCTAGGCTTGAAGCATCAGGTTTTAAAATAGTTGGTCATGTCCATGATGAAGTAATTGTAGAAATACCTAGAGGTTCAAATGGACTTAAGGAAATCGAGACTATCATGAATAAGCCTGTTGATTGGGCAAAAGGATTGAATTTGAATAGTGACGGATTTACTTCTCCGTTTTATATGAAGGATTAGGGGTGTGATTGCATGCAACATCAAGCTTATATCAATGCTTCTGTTGACATTAGAATTCCTACAGAAGTTGAAAGTGTTAATTACAATCAGATTGATAAAGAAAAAGAGAATTTGGCGGACTATTTATTTAATAATCCAGGTGAACTATTAAAATATAACGTTATAAATATCAAGGTTTTAGATTTAGAGGTGGAATGATGGCTAGAAGAAAAGCTATAAGAGTGCGTATCAAAGGAAAACTAATGACATTGAGAGAAGTTTCAGAAAAATATCATATATCTCCAGAACTTCTTAGATATAGATACAAACATAAAATGCGCGGCGATGAATTATTGTGTGGAAGAAAAGACTCAAAATCTAAAGATGAAGTTGAATATATGAAGAGTCAAATAAAAGATGAAGAAAAAGAGAGAGAAAAAATTAGAAAAAAAGCGATTTTGAACCTATACCAACGAAATGTGAGAGCTGAATATGAAGAAGAAAGAAAGAGAAGGTTGAGACCATGGCTTTATGATGGAACGCCTCAAAAACATTCTCGTGATCCGTACTGGTTTGATGTCACTTATAAGCAAATGTTCAAGAAATGGAGTGAAGCATAATGAGCATAATCAGTAACAGAAAAGTAGATATGAACGAAATACAAGACAATGTTAAGCAACCTGCACATTACACATACGGAGATATTGAAATTATAGATTTTATTGAACAAGTTACGGCACAGTACCCACCACAATTAGCATTCGCAATAGGTAATGCAATTAAATACTTGTCTAGAGCACCGTTAAAGAATGGTCATGAGGATTTAGCAAAGGCGAAGTTTTACGTCGATAGAGTATTTGACTTGTGGGAGTGATGACCATGACAGATAGCGGACGTAAAGAATACTTAAAACATTTTTTCGGATCTAAGAGATATCTGTATCAGGATAACGAACGAGTGGCACATATCCATGTAGTAAATGGCACTTATTACTTTCACGGTCATATCGTGCCAGGTTGGCAAGGTGTGAAAAAGACATTTGATACAGCGGAAGAGCTTGAAACATATATAAAGCAAAGTGATTTGGAATATGAGGAACAGAAGCAACTAACTTTATTTTAAAAGGGCGGAAACAATGAAAATCAAAATTGAAAAAGAAATGAATTTACCTGAACTTATCCAATGGGCTTGGGATAACCCCAAGTTATCAGGTAATAAAAGATTCTATTCAAATGATGTTGAGCGCAACTGTTTTGTGACTTTTCATGTTGATAGCATCTTATGTAATGTGACTGGATATGTATCAATTAACGATAAATTTACTGTTCAAGAGGAGATATAACAATGAAAATCAAAGTTAAAAAAGAAATGAGATTAGATGAATTAATTAAATGGGCGCGAGAAAATCCGGATCTATCACAAGGAAAAATATTTTTTTCAACAGGATTTAGTGATGGATTCGTTCGTTTTCATCCAAATACAAATAAGTGTTCGACGTCAAGTTTTATTCCAATTGATATCCCCTTCATAGTTGATATTGAAAAAGAAGTAACGGAAGAGACTAAGTTTGATAGGTTGTTAGAGGTATATGAGATTCAAGAAGGAGTCTATAAATCCGCATTACACAAAGGTATCAGTTTGAACGAACGTTTTGAAGACGACAATATTTTTCCTACTAAAGCATTCTATATCTTAAACGACGACCTAACTATGACGTTAATCTGGAAAGATGGGGAGTTGCTAGTATGATGTTGAAATTTAAAGCTTGGGATAAAGATAAAAAAGTTATGAGTATTATTGACGAAATCGATTTTAATAGTGGGTACATTTTGATTTCAACAGGTTATAAAAGTTTCAATGAAGTAAAACTATTACAATACACAGGATTTAAAGATGTGCACGGTGTGGAGATTTATGAAGGGGATATTGTTCAAGATTGTTATTCGAGAGAAGTAAGTTTTATCGAGTTTAAAGAAGGAGCCTTTTATATAACTTTTAGCAATGTAACTGAATTACTAAGTGAAAATGACGATATTATTGAAATTGTTGGAAATATTTTTGAAAATGAGATGCTATTGGAGGTTATGAGATGACGTTCACCTTATCAGATGAACAATATAAAAATCTTTGTACTAACTTTAACAAGTTATTAGATAAACTTCACAAAGCATTAAAAGATCGTGAAGAGTACAAGAAGCAACGAGATGAGCTTATTGGGGATATAGCGAAGTTACGAGATTGTAACAAAGAACTGGAGAAGAAAGCAAGCGCATGGGATAGGTATTGCAAGAGCGTTGAAAAAGATTTAATAAACGAATTCGGCAACGATGATGAAAGAGTTAAATTTGGAATGGAATTAAACAATAAAATTTTTATGGAGGATGACACTAATGAATAATCGCGAACAAATTGAACAATCAGTGATCAGTGCTAGTGCGTATAACGGCAATGACACAGAGGGATTGCTAAAAGAGATTGAGGACGTGTATAAGAAAGCGCAAGCGTTTGATGAAATACTTGAGGGTTTACCTAATGTATGCAAGATGCACTCAAAGAAGATATTGAACTTGATGAAGCAGTAGGGATTATGACGGGTCAAGTTGTCTATAAATATGAGGAGGAATAGGAAAATGACTAACACATTACAAGTAAAACTATTATCAGAAAATGCTAGAATGCCCGAACGAAATCATAAGACGGATGCAGGTTATGACATATTCTCAGCTGAAACCGTCGTACTCGAGCCACAAGAAAAGGCAGTGATTAAAACAGATGTAGCTGTGAGTATACCAGAGGGCTATGTCGGACTATTAACTAGTCGTAGTGGTGTAAGTAGTAAAACGTATTTAGTGATTGAAACAGGCAAGATAGACGCGGGATATCATGGCAATTTAGGGATTAATATCAAGAATGATATGGAGCATGACGGCATAACATCATTATACGAAGATTTAGACGACAAACTAGTAAATACTTTAGATATAAAAGGTAATTATATAAACGAAGGAGAAGGCGCTAGAAAGGTATATAAAATCAACAAAGGCGACAAACTAGCTCAATTGGTTATTGTGCCTATATGGACACCGGAACTAAAGCAAGTGGAGGAATTCGAGAGTGTTTCAGAACGTGGAGCAAAAGGCTTCGGAAGTAGCGGAGTTTAAAGACATCTTAGATCGAGTCAAGGAGGTTTTGGGGAAGTGACACAATACTTAGTCACAACATTCAAAGATTCAACAGGACGTAAACATACGCACATAACTCGAGTTAAGAGCAATCAAAGGTTTACAGTTGTTGAGGCAGAGAGTAAAGAAGAAGCGAAAGAGAAGTACGAGAAACAAGTTAAAAGGGATGCAGTTATTAAAGTGGGTCAGTTGTTTGAAAATATAAGGGAGTGTGGGAAATGATTAAAAAACTTAAAAATATGGATGGGTTCGACATCTTTATTGTTGGAATACTGTCATTATTCGGTATAACCGCATTGCTACTTGTTGTCGCATTGCCTATCTATACAGTGGCTAGTTACCAACACAAAGAAGTACATCAAGGGACAATTACAGATAAATATAACAAGAGACAAGATAAAGAAGATAAGTTCTATATTGTATTAGACAACAAACAAGTCATTGAAAACTCTGACTTATTATTCAAAAAGAAATTTGCTAGCGCAGACATACAAGCTAGGTTAAAAGTAGGCGACAAAGTAGAAGTTAAAACGATTGGTTATAGAATACACTTTTTAAATTTATATCCGGTCTTATACGAAGTAAAGAAGGTAGATAAACAATGATTAAAAAAATATTAAGACTAATATTCTTACTAGCAATGTATGAGCTAGGTAAGTATGTAACGGAGCAAGTATATATTATGATGACGGCTAATGATGATGTAGAGGTGCCGAGTGACTTCGCAAAGTTTAGTGATCAGTCTGATTTGATGAGGGCGGAGGTGTCAGAGTAGATGATGTGGTTAGTCATAGCAATTATATTACTAGTCATCTTATTGTTTGGTATGATGTTGCAAGCTGAACAGTTAAAAGGCGATGTGAAAGTTAAAGAGCGGGAGATAGAGATATTAAGAAGTAGATTGAGACATTTTGAAGATTAAAAATATTTGTATGGAGGGTATTCATGACTAAAAAGAAATATGGATTAAAATTATCAACAGTTCGAAAGTTAGAAGATGAGTTGTGTGATTATCCTAATTATCATAAGCAACTCGAAGATTTAAGAAGTGAAATAATGACACCATGGATTCCAACAGATACAAATATAGGCGGGGAGTTTGTACCGTCTAATACATCGAAAACAGAAATGGCAGTAACTAATTATCTTTGTAGTATACGAAGAGGTAAAATCCTTGAGTTTAAGAGCGTTATTGAACGTATAATCAACACATCAAGTAGGAAAGAACGCGAATTCATTCAAGAGTATTATTTTAATAAAAAGGAATTAGTGAAAGTTTGTGATGACATACACATTTCTGATAGAACTGCTCATAGAATCAAAAGGAAAATCATATCTAGATTGGCGGAAGAGTTAGGGGAAGAGTGAAATTGGCAGTAAAGTGGCAGTTTTTGATACCTAAAATGAGATATTATGATAGTGTAGGATATTGACTATCTTACTGCGTTTCCCTTATCGCAATTAGGAATAAAGGATCTATGTGGGTTGGCTGATTATAGCCAATCCTTTTTTAATTTTAAAAAGCGTATAGCGCGAGAGTTGGTGGTAAATGAAATGAACGAAAAACAAAAGAGATTCGCAGATGAATATATAATGAATGGATGTAATGGTAAAAAAGCAGCAATTACAGCAGGTTATAGTAAGAAAACAGCAGAGTCTTTAGCAAGTCGATTGTTAAGAAATGTTAATGTTTCGGAATATATTAAAGAACGATTAGAACAGATACAAGAAGAGCGTTTAATGAGTATTACAGAAGCTTTAGCGTTATCTGCTTCTATTGCTAGAGGAGAACCTCAAGAGGCTTACAGTAAGAAATATGACCATTTAAACGATGAAGTGGAAAAAGAGGTTACTTACACAATCACACCAACTTTTGAAGAGCGTCAGAGATCTATTGACCACATACTAAAAGTACATGGTGCGTATATCGATAAAAAAGAAATTACTCAGAAGAATATTGAGATTAATATTGGTGAGTACGATGACGAAAGTTAAATTAAACTTTAACAAACCATCTAATGTTTTCAATAGAAACATATTCGAAATACTAACCAATTACGATAACTTCACTGAAGTACATTACGGTGGAGGTTCGAGCGGTAAGTCTCACGGCGTTATACAAAAAGTTGTACTTAAAGCATTGCAAGACTGGAAATATCCTAGGCGTATACTATGGCTTAGAAAAGTCCAATCAACAATTAAAGATAGTTTATTCGAAGATGTCAAAGATTGTTTGATAAACTTCGGTATTTGGGACATGTGCCTTTGGAATAAGACTGATAACAAAGTTGAATTGCCAAACGGCGCAGTTTTTTTGTTTAAAGGATTAGATAACCCAGAGAAAATAAAGTCGATAAAAGGCATATCAGACATAGTCATGGAAGAAGCGTCTGAATTCACACTAAATGATTACACGCAATTAACGTTGCGTTTGAGGGAGCGTAAACACGTGAATAAGCAAATATTTTTGATGTTTAACCCAGTATCTAAACTGAATTGGGTTTATAAGTATTTCTTTGAACATGGTGAACCAATGGAAAATGTCATGATTAGACAATCTAGTTATCGAGATAATAAGTTTCTTGATGAAATGACACGACAAAACTTAGATTTGTTAGCAAATCGTAATCCAGCATATTACAAAATTTATGCGTTAGGTGAATTTGCTACACTAGACAAATTGGTTTTCCCTAAGTATGAAAAACGTTTAATAAATAAAGATGAGTTAAGACATTTACCTTCTTATTTTGGATTGGACTTTGGCTACGTTAATGATCCTAGTGCTTTTATACATTCTAAAATAGATGTAAAGAAAAAGAAATTATACATCATTGAAGAGTATGTTAAACAAGGTATGCTGAATGATGAAATAGCTAATGTCATAAAGCAACTTGGTTATGCCAAAGAAGAAATTACAGCAGATAGTGCAGAACAAAAAAGTATAGCTGAATTAAGGAATCTAGGGCTTAAAAGGATTTTACCAACCAAAAAAGGGAAGGGTTCGGTTGTACAAGGGTTACAATTCTTAATGCAATTTGAAATCATTGTTGATGAACGTTGTTTCAAGACTATTGAAGAGTTTGACAACTACACATGGCAAAAGGACAAAGATACAGGTGAATATACCAATGAACCAGTAGATACATACAATCATTGTATCGATTCGTTGCGTTATTCAGTGGAACGATTCTACAGACCGGTTAGAAAACGCACAAATGTCAGTTCGAAAGTTGACACAATAAAATCTCTAGGATTATAGGAGGGAACAAATGTTAAAGGCAAACGAATTTGAAACGGATACTGATTTACGAGAAAACAGAAATTACTTGTTTAACGATGAAGCTAATGTTGTTTACACATATGACGGGACGGAATCCGATTTATTACAAAACGTTAATGAAGTAAGTAAATACATTGAACATCACATGGATTACCAACGACCTAGATTAAAAGTGTTAAGTGATTATTACGAAGGTAAAACTAAGAACTTAGTTGAGTTAACACGACGCAAAGAAGAGTACATGGCAGATAACCGTGTAGCGCATGATTACGCATCTTATATTAGCGATTTTATCAACGGCTATTTCTTGGGTAATCCAATTCAATATCAAGATGATGACAAAGATGTATTAGAAGCTATTGAGGCGTTCAATGATTTAAATGATGTTGAGTCACACAATAGATCTTTAGGATTAGATTTGTCAATTTATGGCAAAGCTTATGAGTTGATGATTAGAAATCAAGATGATGAAACTCGTTTATACAAGAGTGATGCGATGAGCACTTTTGTCATATACGACAATACAATTGAACGTAATAGTATCGCAGGCGTTAGATATTTAAGAACTAAACCAATAGACAAGACTGACGAAGATGAAGTGTTTACAGTTGATTTATTTACTTCTAACGGTGTTTATAGATATCTTACCAGTAGAACAAATGGATTGAAGCTCACACCACGTGAAAACGGTTTTGAATCACACTCTTTCGAACGTATGCCTATTACAGAATTTAGCAACAACGAAAGAAGAAAAGGGGATTATGAGAAAGTAATCACTTTAATTGATTTGTATGATAATGCTGAATCAGATACTGCTAACTATATGAGTGATTTAAATGACGCTATGTTACTTATTAAAGGTAATTTAAATTTAGATCCTGTAGAAGTTAGAAAACAAAAGGAAGCTAACGTGTTATTTTTAGAGCCAACCGTTTATGAGAATAGGGATACAGGTATCGAAACAGAAGGTTCAGTTGACGGCGGTTATATTTATAAACAATACGATGTACAAGGTACCGAAGCTTATAAAGACCGTTTGAACAGTGATATACACATGTTTACCAACACGCCTAACATGAAAGATGATAACTTTAGTGGCACTCAATCGGGCGAGGCAATGAAATACAAATTATTCGGATTAGAACAACGTACTAAAACTAAAGAAGGATTGTTCACTAAAGGGTTAAGACGTCGTGCTAAGTTGTTAGAGACAATACTTAAAAATACACGGTCGATTGACGCTAACAAAGATTTCAATACTGTTAGATACGTATACAACAGAAACTTACCTAAATCATTAATCGAAGAATTAAAAGCTTATATTGATTCTGGCGGGAAGATTAGTCAAACAACTTTAATGTCTCTATTCTCGTTCTTCCAAGACCCTGAATTGGAAGTCAAGAAAATAGAAGAAGATGAGAAAGAATCTATTAAAAAAGCTCAAAAAGGTATTTATAAAGACCCTAGAGACATCAATGATGACGAACAAGATGATGATACAAAAGATACTGTTGATAAAAAGGAATGATTGTAATTGCCTAACAAAAACACTCAAGAATATTGGGAAGAACGCGGACGCAAAGCAATCGAGAATGAGTTGAAGCGTGATAAAACTAAAGCTGAAGAAATAGAACGTATATTGAATATGATGATTAAGCGCATTGAAAAAGAAATCAATGCGTTTATTGTTAAGTACGGAGATTTTGCAGGCGTTACATTACAAGAAGCACAAAAGATTATTGATGAGTTCGATGTAAAAGCGTTTCAAGAAGAAGCAAAAAGATTGGTCGAAAACAAGGACTTTAGCGATAGAGCAAATGAAGAATTAAAGAAGTATAACACTAAGATGTATGTATCTAGAGAACAGATGTTAAAGATTCAAATAGAATTCCTAATCGCTTATGCAACAGCTCAAACAGAATTATCGATGAGGCAATATTTCGAATCAACAGCTTATCGTGTGTTCAGTGATCAAGCAGGTATTTTAGGTGAAGGTGTACAAGTAGCTAAAGAAGTTATAGATACAATTATAGATACACAATTTCATGGTGTCGTTTGGTCAGAGCGATTATGGACTAATACCGAAGCAATGAAGCAAGAAATAGAAGAAATAATTGCCAATGTAGTTATTAGAGGTCGACATCCTAACGAATACGTTAAAGATATGCGTAAGCACCTAAATAAATTCGAAGGCACAGCACGACAAAAGACCGCAGCAATCAAATCATTGCTTTATACAGAATCAGCACGTGTTCACGCACAATCAAGTATTGACAGTATGAAAGAAATCTCTCCAGAAGGATATTATATGTATATTGCAAAAATCGATAATAGAACAACTAAAGTATGTAAAGGGCTTAATGGAGAAGTATTCAAAGTTAAAGACGCTAAAATTGGTGTTAATTTCTACCCTATGCATATCAATTGTCGTTCAGATTGCGCTTTATTACCTAAATCCATGTGGCCGAAAAAACAGAACAAGAAACGAAAAACAAAATACTTTGGAGGGAAAGTGAAAAGCGGTGATTGATTTGAAAGTGAAGGTTTTTAGAGGCAAAAAAGGTAAGTTAGCTTTGTATGACAGTGAATTAAAAATTTGGAGGATACTAATATGAGCAATACTGACAAATACCTTAGAGACATAGCAAGAGAGTTGAAATGTATACGTAAAGAGTTACAAAAGCGGAATGAGATGATTGAAGATAACAATCAAAAATTAGAAGAAAGTTTGGGAAAACTTTTTACTGAATTAACAGGTAGTAATATGGAAATTAAACTTCAGTAGCTAGCACTTAATTGTGTTGGCTATTTTTTATGTCCAAACCATGCTTATGACAATAAAAGGTGCAAGTGTAATAGCCCGAACCATGTATGGCTTAAAACTAATCAAGAGTAAATAAATGAGGTGTAAAAACTATGGATATCCAAGAGAAGTTAAAACTCAAATTACAGTTTTTTGCTGAAGAATCAGATGGAGATAATGGAAAATCAAAAGATAACAACGATGATGAAGGCAAAGACAAACAAGACAAAAAGACTAATTCAGAAGAAGAAATCGAAAAAAGACTACAAGAAGAATATAACAAGCGTCTTAAAGAAGAATTAAGTCGTCGTATGAAGCAGAAAGAAAAAGAGAAACAAGAAGCTGTTGATGAAGCTAAACGATTAGCAAAAATGAACAAAGATCAAATCGCTGAATATGAACGCGAACAAATGGAAAAAGAGCTGGAGCAATTACGCTCAGAAAAACAATTAAATGAAATGCGTTCAGAAGCAAGGAAAATGTTAAGCGAAGCGGAAGTTGATTCATCAGATGAGGTTGTTAATTTAGTTGTAACAGATACTGCTGAACAAACTAAATTGAATGTTGAAGCTTTTTCTAATGCAGTAAAAAAAGCGGTTAATGAAGCGGTTAAGATTAACGCTAGACAATCGCCATTGACTGGTGGAGATTCATTTAATCACTCGACTAAAAATAAACCGCAAAACTTAGCTGAAATAGCTAGACAAAAAAGAATTATTAAAAATTAACGGAGGCATTTAAATGGAACAAACACAAAAATTAAAATTAAATTTGCAACATTTTGCGAGTAACAATGTTAAACCGCAAGTATTTAACCCTGATAATGTAATGATGCACGAAAAGAAAGATGGCACGTTGATGAATGAATTCACAACGCCCATCTTACAAGAGGTTATGGAAAACTCTAAAATTATGCAATTAGGTAAGTACGAACCAATGGAAGGTACTGAGAAGAAGTTTACTTTTTGGGCTGATAAACCAGGTGCTTACTGGGTAGGTGAAGGTCAAAAAATCGAAACATCTAAAGCTACATGGGTTAATGCTACTATGAGAGCGTTTAAATTAGGGGTTATCTTACCTGTAACAAAAGAGTTTTTGAATTACACTTATTCACAATTCTTTGAAGAAATGAAGCCTATGATTGCTGAAGCATTCTATAAAAAGTTTGATGAAGCGGGTATTTTGAATCAAGGTAACAATCCATTCGGTAAATCAATTGCACAATCAATTGAAAAAACTAATAAGGTTATTAAAGGTGACTTCACACAAGATAACATTATTGATTTAGAGGCATTACTTGAAGATGACGAATTAGAAGCAAATGCGTTTATCTCAAAAACACAAAACAGAAGCTTGTTACGTAAAATTGTAGATCCTGAAACGAAAGAACGTATTTATGACCGTAACAGTGATACGTTAGATGGTCTACCTGTGGTTAACCTTAAATCAAGCAACTTAAAACGTGGTGAGTTAATCACTGGTGATTTCGATAAGTTGATTTACGGTATCCCTCAATTAATTGAATACAAAATCGATGAAACTGCACAATTATCTACAGTCAAAAATGAAGATGGAACACCTGTAAACTTGTTTGAACAAGACATGGTGGCATTACGTGCAACTATGCATGTAGCATTGCATATCGCTGATGATAAAGCGTTTGCTAAGTTAGTTCCTGCTGATGCAAAACCATCTTCAAATCCAGGAGAAGTTTAATAAATAATTAGGAGTGGTAACATGCCCGAAATCATTGGAATTGTTAAAGTAGATTTTACAGATTTAGAAGATAACAGACATGTCTATATGAAAGGGCATGTCTACCCTCGCAAAGGTTATGATCCTACAGATGAACGTATCAAAGCTTTAGCTAGTGTTGAAAATAAACGCAACGAACAAATGATTTACATTGTAAATGACAAATTAACCAAAAAAGAACTTGTCGAAATAGCAAGTGTTGCTGGCTTACAAGTTGATGAAAAACAAACAAAAGCTGAAATTATCAACACTTTTGAGTCGCTAGAGTAGGTGGTTATATGACTACGCTAGCTGATGTAAAAAAACGTATTGGCCTTAAAGATGAAAAGCAAGATGAACAATTAGAGGAAATTATAAAAAGTTGTGAAAGCCAGTTGTTATCAATGTTACCTATTGAAGTTGAACAAATACCGGAAAGGTTTAGTTACATGATTAAAGAAGTTGCAGTTAAACGCTACAACAGGATTGGTGCTGAAGGTATGACATCAGAAGCGGTTGACGGACGTAGCAATGCGTATGAATTGAACGATTTCAAGGAGTATGAAGCTATTATTGATAATTACTTTAATGCTAGAACGAGAACTAAAAAAGGAAGGGCTGTGTTCTTTTGAGATATGAAGATAGAGTTATTTTTCAATTAGAACAAGTAGCAACTTACAATCCTAAAACTAGCAAAAAAGAAAACACACTAATCACTTATGATGCGATACCATGCAATATTAACCCCATTTCTAGAGCAAGAAAGCAACTTGAATTTGGTGATGTAAAAAACGATGTAAGTGTTCTGAGGATAAAAGAATCAATATCTTACCCTGTTAGCCACGTGTTGGTTAATGGCATTCGCTACAAGATAGTTGATACAAGGATATACAGACACGAAACGTCATATTATATCGAAGAGGTCAATTGATGAATATAGATGGATTAGACGCACTGTTAAACCAATTTCACGATATGAAAACCAACATTGATGATGATGTTGATGATATTTTACAGGAAAACGCCAAAGAATATGTAGTACGAGCTAAATTGAAAGCTAGAGAAGTAATGAATAAGGGTTATTGGACTGGTAATTTATCACGCAATATCAGATATAAAAAAACTGGCGATTTGCAATACACTATCACATCGCATGCAGCTTATAGTGGTTTCTTAGAGTTTGGTACTCGATACATGGAGGCAGAACCTTTTATGTGGCCAGTATATGAGGTAATAAGAAAATCAACTGTAGAAGAATTGAAAGCGTTGTTTGAATAGGAGATAAAAGCATGACACCGAACTTACAACTTTATAATAAAGCGTATGAAATGCTACAAGGATATGGATTCCCTGTTATTTCTCGTAAAGAGATGCAACAAGAGATTCCGTATCCTTTTTTTGTAATAAAAATGCCGGAGTCAAACAGAAGTAAATACACGTTTGATAGTTATTCTGGTGACACGAATTTAGTTATTGATATTTGGAGTGTAAGTGATGATTTAGGACATCATGACGGACTTGTTAAAAGATGTATTGATGATTTAACACCTAGCGTTAAAACAAACGATTATGACTTTGAAGAAGATGATACTAACATCACACAGTTAGTTGATGATACTACCAATCAAGAATTGATACACACATCAGTAACGATATCTTACAAAACATTTTAAAAAACGGAGGAATATTGAATGGCAAATATGAAAAATAGTAATGATCGTATTATTTTATTTAGAAAAGCTGGCGAAAAAGTAGATGCTACTAAAATGCTTTTTTTAACTGAATACGGCTTATCACATGAAGCTGATACAGATACAGAGGATACAATGGACGGTTCTTATAACACTGGTGGTTCTGTTGAGTCAACAATGTCTGGTACTGCTAAAATGTTTTATGGTGACGATTTTGCAGATGAAATTGAAGATGCAGTTGTAGATCGCGTATTGTATGAGGCTTGGGAAGTTGAAAGTAGAATACCAGGCAAAAATGGAGATGCCACTAAATTTAAAGCGAAATATTTCCAAGGTTTCCACAATAAATTTGAATTAAAAGCAGAAGCTAACGGTATTGATGAATATGAATATGAATATGGAGTGAATGGTCGTTTCCAACGTGGATTTGCAACACTACCTGAGGCTGTAACAAAGAAACTTAAGGCGACTGGATACAGATTCCATGACACTACAAAAGCAGATGCATTAACTGGCGAAGATTTAACAGCAATTCCACAACCTAAAGTAGATTCACCACCGGTTGCACCAAGAGAGGTATAAAAATAGGGCGTTAAGCCCTTTTTATTTTGTTTAAATTAATTATGAATGGAGATTTTAAGTTATGAATGTAGAAATTAACGGAAAGTCATTAGAATTAAGTTTTGGTTTTAAATTTTTAAGAGAAATCGATAACCGATTAGGTTTAAAAGTTGAACAAGCTTCTATCGGTCAAGGTGTATCAATGTTGCCTGTAGGTTTAGAAAGTGGAAATCCGGTTGTGATTGGCGAAGTTTTAATCGCAGCTACATCTCACTTAAAAAAACAAGCAATTACTATTAATAACATTGATGAAGCATTAGATGAAATCGCAGAAAATATCGGACTAGAAGAATTCGGTTCGGATATTTTAACGGAGTTGGGAAAGCGACCTATGACCCGAAACCTAGTCGAAGTAGTGGAAACGGAAGAAAAACCAGCGGAAGCCTAATAACTTACGACAGAATCGTTATAACTTGTATGTCAACACTTGGTATTACAGATTTGAACGTTATTGAGCAAATGACATTAACAGAATATAACTATCGAATGTATGCGAAAGAGTATGAAATGCTAACCCAAGAATTCGAACGTTACAAACTTGCGTTTGCTATTCGTGATGCTGCAGCTACTAAAAATGTTGGGACAGAAAATAAACCTAAAGAGGAATATGTTTTTAACAACGCAAACGACGTATTGCCTTATGAAGAAAATATCCAACGGCTTAACGAAGGTAAAGATATAAGATTTAGTAGCGAACGTGATGAATACGAACCACAAAATAATGAATTCTTTAAAGTTATAGCAGAATTTAATAAGCAATAGAAAGAGAGGTGTTAATGTGACGGAATATAAAATTAAAGCGACTATTGAAGCTAGTGTAGCTAAATTCAAAAAGCAAATTGATAGTGCGGTTAAATCTGTACAAAAATTCAAAAGAGTAGCAGATCAAACTAAAGATGTCGAATTAAATGCTGATGATAAAAAATTACAAAAAACTATCAAAGTTGCTAAAAAGTCTTTAGATGCCTTTAGTAACAAAAAAGTAAAAGCTAAATTAGATGCTAGTATACAAGACTTGCAACAAAAGGTACTAGAATCGAATTTTGAACTAGACAAACTAAACTCTAAAGAAGTTACTCCAGAGATTAAATTACAAAAACAAAAATTGACTAAAGATATCGCTGAAGCAGAAGCTAAGTTATCCGAACTAGAAAAGAAGCGTGTCAATATTGACATCAATGCAGATAACAGTAAATTCAATCGAGTGTTAAAAGTATCTAAAGCTAGTCTTGAAGCATTAAATAGGTCTAAAGCCAAAGCTATTATAGACGTGGACAACGGTGTTGCTAACTCTAAAATCAAACGCACTAAAGAAGAGCTTAAAAGTATTCCAAACAAAACTAGATCTCGACTAGATGTAGATACAGGGCTTTCTATACCAACTATTTATGCGTTTAAAAAATCGTTAGACGCATTGCCAAACAAAAAAACAACAAAGGTAGATGTCGATACTAATGGTTTAAAGAAAGCTTATGCCTACATAATAAAAGCAAACGACAATTTCCAAAGACAGATGGGGAATTTAGCTAATATGTTCCGTGTGTTCGGTACTGTAGGTTCTAATATGGTTGGTGGATTACTAACTTCATCTTTTAGTATCTTAATACCTGTAATAGCGAGCGTAGTACCTGTAGTATTTGCGCTATTAAACGCTATCAAAGTGTTAACTGGCGGTGTACTTGCTTTAGGTGGTGCGGTAGCAATAGCCGGCGCTGGCTTTGTAGCATTTGGCGCAATGGCTATCAGCGCTATAAAGATGCTTAATGATGGCACTTTACAAGCTAGCTCAGCAACAAACGAATACAAAAAAGCGTTAGATGGCGTAAAGTCAGCATGGACTGATATTATAAAGCAAAATCAATCCGCTATCTTCACAACTCTTGCAAATGGTTTAAATACTGTTAAAACTGCAATGCAGAGCTTACAACCATTTTTTAGTGGTATTTCAAGAGGAATGGAAGAAGCGTCTCAAAGCGTGCTTAAATGGGCTGAAAATAGCAGTGTAGCTTCAAGATTCTTTAATATGATGAATACAACGGGTGTTTCGGTATTTAACAAGCTATTAAGTGCTGCAGGCGGTTTTGGTGACGGGTTAGTTAATGTGTTCACGCAATTAGCACCACTGTTTCAATGGTCGGCTGATTGGTTGGATAGATTAGGTCAATCATTCTCTAATTGGGCTAATAGTGCAGCTGGAGAAAATTCGATTACTCGTTTTATTGAATACACAAAAACAAATTTACCTATCATTGGTAATATTTTTAAAAATGTTTTCGCTGGAATTAACAATTTGATGAATGCATTCAGCGGATCATCAACTGGCATATTCCAATCTCTTGAACAAATGACAGCTAAGTTTAGAGAATGGTCTGAACAAGTCGGGCAATCTCAAGGTTTTAAAGATTTTGTCAGCTATATACAAACTAATGGACCACTAATAATGCAATTAATTGGGAACATTGCAAGAGGATTAGTTGCATTCGCAACAGCGATGGCTCCTATAGCTAGTGCAGTATTACGCGTTGCAGTTGCAATAACTGGTTGGATAGCTAACTTGTTTGAGGCGCATCCAGCTACAGCACAATTAGTTGGTGTCATTATAACTTTAGTTGGTGCATTTAGATTTTTAATTGCTCCAATATTAGCGGTAATGGACTTTTTAGGACCATTAGCAGCAAGATTAGTTGCATTAGTAACTAAGTTTGGTTGGGCTAAAACAGGAACTTTAGTATTAAGTAAGGCAATGACATCATTAAAAGGTCCAATAAAATTAGTTACAGCTATATTCCAATTGTTATTCGGTAAGATTGGATTAATTAGAAATGCTATCACAGGACTAGTAACTGTGTTTGGTATTTTAGGTGGTCCAATAACAATAGTTATTGGTGTAATCGCTGCATTAATAGCTATATTCGTTTTATTGTGGAATAAAAATGAAGGATTCAGAAACTTTATTATAAATGCTTGGAATGCGATAAAAACATTTATGGTTACAGTTTGGAATGTGTTGAAAACTGTAGCTTCGGTTGTATGGAATGCTATTTTAAAAGCTATCACTACAGCGGTATCAAATGTATACAATTTTATAATGATTATTTGGAATCAAATAGTCGCTTATTTACAAGGGTTATGGAATGGAATTATCGCTATTGCAACAACAGTATGGAACCTTTTAGTTACAATCATTACAACTGTTTTCACGACGATAATGACAATAGTTATGACGATATGGACAGCTATTTGGACATTCTTAAGTACAATCTGGAACACGATAATTACAATCGCTACTACGATTTGGAATTTGTTAGTCACTGTAATAACTACAGTATTTACCACAATTATGACTATCGCAATGACAATTTGGAACGCTATTTGGACGTTCTTACAAACGTTGTGGAACACTATAGTTACTGTGGCAACTAAGGTTTGGAACGCTATCACTACAGCTATATCTACTGCGTTACAAGCGGCATGGAGTTTTATTTCTAATATATGGAATACGATTTGGAGTTTCTTATCTGGTATATTAACGACAATTTGGAATAAAGTTGTAAGCATATTCACACAAGTTGTTTCAACTATATCAGACAAAATGTCTCAAGCTTGGAACTTCATTGTCACTAAAGGTATGCAATGGGTATCTACTATAACAAGTACGCTAATTAACTTTGTTAATAGAGTTATTCAAGGATTCGTTAATGTTGTAAACAAAGTTAGTCAAGGTATGACAAATGCAGTAAATAAAATAAAAAGCTTTATAGGAGATTTTGTGTCTGCAGGTGCTGATATGATCCGTGGTTTAATTAGAGGTATTGGACAAATGGCTGGTCAATTAGTAGATGCAGCTAAAAATGTTGCTAAGAAAGCTTTAGATGCAGCTAAAAGTGCTTTGGGTATTCACTCACCTTCACGTGAATTCATGGATGTTGGTATGTATTCAATGCTAGGTTTCGTTAAAGGTATAGATAATCATTCAAGTAAAGTTATCCGTAATGTTTCTAATGTTGCAGATAAAGTAGTTGATGCATTTCAACCTACATTAAACGCACCTGACATTTCTAGTATTACAGGAAACTTAAGTAATTTAGGTGGAAATATAAATGCGCAAGTACAACACACACATTCTATTGAAACATCACCGAACATGAAAACTGTTAAAGTTGAATTCGATGTCAATAACGATGCGCTTACTAGTATTGTTAACGGCAGAAATGCTAAACGCAATTCTGAGTATTACTTATAAAGGAGGTTACAAATGGACATAGAATTAACAAAAAAAGATGGTACTGTAATCAAATTAAGTGAATACGGGTTTATCGTTAACGATATAGTAATTGATAGCATGCAAATCAACACAAAGTATCAAGACAAAGAAAATATGAACGGTCGTATATTAATGGGGAGCAATTATATCAGTAGAGATATAGTTGTTCCTTGTTTTTGTAAAGTTAAAAATCGTTCAGACATTGCTTATATGCGAGATATGTTGTATTCGTTAACGACAGACATAGAACCTATGTATTTGCGAGAAATCAGAAGAAAAGAAGAGTTGAATTACAGGTTTACTCAACCAACTTCTGATGATTACGTGAAATTAGATAAAAACAACTTCCCGGATTACGAATATTCAAGACACGATCAACAAATTTATGTAAATGGTAAACAGTATAAAGTTATTTTTAACGGAGTTATAAACCCTAAACAAAAAGGTAATAAAGTTTCTTTTGAACTAAAATTCGAAACTACAGAATTACCATACGGTGAAAGTATTGGAACAAGCCTAGAGTTAGAAGAAAACAAAAAGGTTGGATTGTGGTCGTTTGATTTTAATATTGATTGGCATGCAGGCGGAGACAAAAGAAAGTATACATTTGAAAATTTGAGCAAAGGTACAGTTTATTATCACGGTAGTGCTCCTAACGACCAATTCAACATGTATAAAAAGATAACAATTATTTTAGGCGAAGATACAGAATCGTTTGTATGGAATTTAACGCATGCTGAAATAATGAAAATCGAAGGGATCAAACTAAAAGCTGGAGACAGAATTGTTTATGATAGCTTCCGAGTTTATAAAAACGGTGTTGAAATAAGTACCGAAACGAATATAGCCCAACCAAAATTTAAATACGGAGCTAATAAATTTGAGTTTAATCAAACGGTACAAAAAGTTCAGTTTGATTTGAAATTTTATTATAAGTAGGTGTCAGAATGACAATAACTATTAAACCACCTAAAGGTAATGGCGCACCTGTACCAGTAGAAACAACTTTAGTAAAAAAAGTTAATGCTGACGGTGTATTAACTTTTGATATTCTAGAAAATAAATATACTTATGAAGTTATTAACGCTATAGGGAAAAGATGGATTGTTAGTCATGTCGAAGGTGAAAACGACAAGAAAGAATATGTAATAACTGTCATTGATAGGAAATCAGAAGGCGACAGACAACTGGTTGAATGTACTGCTAGAGAGATTCCTATAGACAAGTTAATGATTGATAGGATTTATGTTAATGTAACAGGATCTTTTACAGTAGAAAGATATTTTAACATTGTGTTTCAAGGTACTGGAATGCTTTTTGAAGTCGAAGGTAAGGTTAAGTCTTCGAAGTTTGAAAATGGTGGTGAAGGCGACACAAGGTTAGAAATGTTTAAAAAGGGGTTAGAACATTTCGGTTTAGAATATAAAATAACGTATGACAAAAAGAAAGACAGATATAAGTTTGTATTGACGCCTTTTGCAAATCAAAAAGCGTCTTATTTTATTTCTGATGAAGTCAACGCCAACGCTATAAAACTCGAGGAAGATGCAAGTGATTTCGCCACCTTCATTAGAGGATATGGTAATTATTCAGGAGAAGAAACATTCGAACACGCTGGGCTCGTAATGGAAGCTAGAAGTGCATTAGCTGAAATATACGGCGACATCCACGCAGAACCATTTAAAGATGGTAAAGTGACTGACCAAGAAACTATGGATAAAGAATTACAATCGAGATTGAAAAAGTCGTTAAAACAATCTTTGTCTTTGGACTTTTTGGTGTTAAGAGAATCATATCCAGAAGCAGACCCACAACCCGGAGACATAGTACAAATAAAATCTACCAAACTAGGTTTGAATGATTTAGTCCGTATAGTACAAGTTAAAACGATTAGGGGTATAAACAATGTAATTGTTAAGCAAGATGTAACGCTTGGTGAGTTTAATCGAGAACAACGATATATGAAAAAAGTTAATACTGCAGCTAACTATGTTTCTGGATTAAATGATGTTAACCTTTCTAATCCTAGTAAAGCGGCAGAAAACTTGAAGTCTAAAGTAGCGTCAATAGCTAAATCAACACTCGATTTGATGAGTAGAACTGATTTGATTGAAGATAAACAACAGAAGGTAAGCTCTAAAACTGTGACTACATCTGACGGCACTATCGTTCATGATTTTATAGATAAATCAAACATTAAAGATGTAAAAACGATTGGAACGATTGGCGATTCTGTAGCTAGAGGATCACATGCGAAAACTAATTTCACAGAAATGTTAGGCAAGAAGTTAAAAGCTAAAACGACCAACCTTGCAAGAGGTGGTGCAACAATGGCAACAGTTCCAATAGGTAAAGAAGCGGTAGAAAACAGCATTTATAGACAAGCAGAGCAAATAAGAGGAGACCTAATCATATTACAAGGTACAGATGATGACTGGTTACATGGTTATTGGGCAGGTGTACCGATAGGCACTGATAAAACGGATACAAAAACGTTTTACGGTGCCTTTTGTTCTGCAATTGAAGTTATTCGGAAAAATAATCCAACTTCAAAAATACTTGTAATGACAGCTACTAGACAATGTCCTATGAGTGGCACAACGATACGTCGTAAAGATACTGATAAAAACAAATTAGGGTTAACGTTAGAGGATTATGTCAACGCTCAGATATTGGCTTGTAGTGAATTGGATGTACCAGTATATGATGCCTATCATACAGATTATTTTAAGCCATATAATCCAGCGTTCAGAAAATCAAGTATGCCAGACGGATTGCATCCGAACGAGAGGGGGCATGAAGTTATTATGTACGAACTTATTAAAAATTATTACCAGTTTTACGGATAGAAAAGGAGGAAGACATGGATAACAAATTAATTACAGACTTAAGTAGAGTTTTCGATTACAGATATGTAGATGAAAATGAGTATAATTTCAAGCTTATTTCAGACATGCTGACTGATTTTAATTTCTCTCTTGAATATCATAGAAATAAAGAGGTATTTGCACATAATGGAGAGCAAATAAAGTATGAACATTTAAATGTTACAAGTAGCGTCTCTGACTTTTTAACATATTTAAACGGTCGATTTAGCAACATGGTACTAGGTCATAACGGCGACGGTATCAACGAAGTAAAAGACGCGCGCGTTGATAATACAGGTTATGGTCATAAGACATTGCAAGATCGTTTGTATCATGATTATTCAACACTAGATGCTTTCACTAAAAAGGTTGAGAAAGCTGTAGATGAACACTATAAAGAATATCGAGCGACAGAATACCGATTCGAACCAAAAGAGCAAGAACCGGAATTCATCACAGATTTATCGCCATATACTAACGCAGTAATGCAATCATTTTGGGTAGACCCTAGAACGAAAATTATTTATATGACGCAAGCTCGTCCAGGTAATCATTACATGTTATCTAGATTGAAGCCCAACGGACAATTTATTGATAGATTGCTTGTTAAAAACGGCGGTCACGGTACACACAATGCGTATAGATACATTGATGGAGAATTATGGATTTATTCAGCTGTATTGGACAGTAACAAAAACAACAAGTTTGTACGTTTCCAATATAGAACTGGAGAAATAACTTATGGTAATGAAATGCAAGATGTCATGCCGAATATATTTAACGACAGATATACGTCAGCGATTTATAATCCGGTAGAAAATTTAATGATTTTTAGACGTGAATATAAACCCACTGAAAGACAACTTAAGAATTCGTTGAACTTTGTTGAGGTTAGAAGTGCTGACGATATTGATAAAGGTATAGACAAAGTATTGTATCAAATGGATATACCTATGGAATACACTTCAGATACACAACCTATGCAAGGTATCACTTATGATGCAGGTATCTTATATTGGTATACAGGTGATTCGAATACAGCCAACCCTAACTACTTACAAGGTTTCGATATAAAAACAAAAGAATTGTTATTTAAACGACGTATCGATATTGGCGGTGTGAATAATAACTTTAAAGGAGACTTCCAAGAAGCTGAGGGTCTAGATATGTATTACGATCTAGAAACAGGACGCAAAGCGCTTTTAATTGGGGTAACTATTGGACCAGGTAACAACAGACATCACTCAATTTATTCTATCGGTCAAAGAGGTGTAAACCAATTCTTAAAAAACATCGCACCTCAAGTATCAATGACTGATTCAGGTGGACGTGTTAAACCGTTACCAGTGCAAAACCCAGCATATTTAAGTGATGTTACTGAGGTTGGTAACTATTACTTATACTCTCAAGATACGCAAAATGCGCTAGACTTTCCATTACCTAAAGAATTTAGGGATGCAGGTTGGTTCTTTGATGTATTACCTGGACATTATAACGGTGCGGTAAGACAAGTACTCACTAGAAATAGCACAGGTAGAAATATGCTCAAATTTGAGCGTGTTATCGACATCTTTAACAAGAAAAACAACGGCTCATGGAACTTTAACCCGCAGAGTGCTGGATATTGGGAACATATTCCGAAAAGTATTACTAAGCTATCTGATTTAAAAATCGTTGGCCTAGACTTCTATATCACTACTGAAGAATCAAAACGATTTACTGATTTTCCTAAAGACTTTAAAGGTATTGCAGGTTGGGTGTTAGAGGTGAAATCAAATACACCAGGCAACACAACACAAGTATTAAGACGTAATAACTTTGCATCTGCACATCAATTTTTAGTTAGAAACTTTGGAACTGGTGGCAATAGCGGTTGGAGCATTATAAAAGGCGAGGAGGTTAAGTAATGGTAGTAGATAATTTTTCGAAAGACGATAACTTAATCGAGTTACAAACAACATCACAATATAATCCAATTATTGACACAAACATCAGTTTCTATGAATCAGATAGAGGGACTGGTGTTTTAAATTTTGCAGTAACTAAGAATAACAGACCGTTATCTATAAGTTCTGAACATGTCAAAACATCTATCGTGTTAAAAACCGATGATTATAACGTAGATAGAGGCGCTTATATTTCAGACGAATTAACGATAGTAGATGCAATTGATGGGCGTTTGCAGTATGTGATACCGAATGAATTTTTAAAACATTCGGGTAAGGTGCATGCTCAAGCATTCTTTACACAAAATGGGAGTAATAATGTTGTTGTTGAACGTCAATTTAGCTTCAATATCGAAAATGATTTAGTTAGTGGGTTTGATGGTATAACAAAGCTTGTTTATATCAAATCTATTCAAGATACTATCGAAGCTGTCGGTAAAGACTTTAACCAATTAAAGCAAAATATGGCTGATACACAAACGTTAATAGCAAAAGTGAATGATAGTGCGACAAAAGGCATTCAACAAATCGAAATCAAGCAAAACGAAGCTATACAAGCTATTACTGCGACGCAAACTAGTGCAACACAAGCTGTTACAGCTGAATTCAGTAAAATAGTTGAAAAGGAGCAAGCGATATTTGCGCGTGTCAATGAAGTTGAGAAACAAATCAATGGTGCTGACCTTGTCAAAGGTAACACAACGACAAATTGGCAAAAATCAAAAATTACTGATGATTATGGTAAAGCAATTGAATCGTCTGAACAGTCCATAGATAGCGTTTTAAGCGCAATTAATACATCTAGGATTATTCATATCACTAGCGCGACAGATGCGCCCTCGTTTAAAGATATAGGCACTTTAGAGACGCCTAAAGAAGATGGCGTTGATGATGGTTCTGAAGTTTCAGCAACTACGAATACTTTAGGGAAATCAGGCTTGTTAGTTGTCTATGTTGTTGATGATAGTACGGCACGTGCAACATGGTATCCAGACGATTCAAATGATGAGTACACAACATATAAAATCGGTGGCACATGGTATCAGTTCTATAAAAAAGTTGACGAAGAATTAACGAAGAAATTTGTTAAAGAAACATCTAACAATGCTTTAAATCAAGCTAAGCAGTATGTAGATGATAAATTCGGAACAACGAGTTGGCAACAACATAAGATGACAGAGGCGAACGGTCAATCAATACAAGTTAACTTAAACAATGCGCAAGGCGATTTAGGCTATTTAACTGCTGGTAATTACTATGCAACAAGAGTGCCGGATTTACCAGGTAGTGTTGAAAGTTATGAGGGTTATTTATCTGTATTCGTTAAAGATGAAACAAACAAATTTTTCAACTTTACGCCTGCAAACTCAAAAAAAGTTTATACACGATCAATCATAAATGGTCGATTAGACTCACAATGGACTGTACCAAATGAGTATAAAAAAGCGGTTTTATTTGATGGCGCGGCTAACGGAGTTGGTACAACACTTAACTTAACTGAATCATATCAAAACTATTCTCTTTTAGTAATATCAGGTACTTATCCTGGAGGCACTTTTGCAGAAGTCAGTTTAACATCTATGCCAAATTCCATAGTAATATCTAAAACAAATCTAGTTGATAGTGATGGCAACGGTGGTGGCTTATATGAATGTTCTGTTTCTAAAACTAGCAATACTACATTCAGAATCGACGTTGATATCCTATATGACATCGGTAAAAGTGCGGGTTCTGGTGCAAATGCAAACAAAATTACTATTAAACGTATTGAGGGGTGGAAGTAATGAAAATCACAGTAAACGATAAAAACGAAGTTATCGGATACGTTAATACTGGCGGTTTACGCAATAGTTTAGATGTAGATGATAACAATGTGCCTATCAAATTCAAAGAAGAGTTCGAACCTAGAAAGTTTGTATTCACAAACGGAGAAATTAAATACAACAATAATTTCGAAAAAGAAGACGTACCGAATGCATCAAACCAACAAAGTGCGTCAGATTTAAGTGATGAGGAACTTCGCGGAATGGTTGCGAGTATGCAAATGCAGGTGGCACAAGTAAACGTATTAACAATGGAATTAGCTCAACAAAACGCTATGTTAACACAACAGTTGACTGAACTGAAAACTAACAAAACAAGTACTGAGGGGGACGTTTAAATAATGAAGATGATTTATCCAACTTTTAAAGACATTAAAACTTTTTATGTTTGGGGTTGCTATAAAAATGAGCAAATTAAGTGGTACGTAGACATGGGTGTAATTGACAAAGAAGAATACGCTTTAATCACTGGAGAAAAATATCCAGAAACAAAAGATGAAAAGTCACAGGTATAATGCTTGTGGCTTTTTAATTTAACACAAAGTAGGTGGCGTAATGTTTGGCTTTACCAAACGGCACGAACATGAATGGCGAATTAGAAGATTAGAAGAGAATGATGAAACAATGCTTAGCACTCTCAATGAGATTAAATTAGGTCAAAAAACTCAAGAGCAAGTTAACATTAAATTAGATAAAACTTTAGATGCTATCCAGAGGGAAAGACAGATAGACGAAAAAAATAAGAAAGAAAACGACAAAAATATACGTGATATGAAAATGTGGATTCTCGGTTTGGTAGGGACTATCTTCAGTACGATTGTCATAGCTTTACTAAGAACTGTTTTTGGTATTTAAAGGAGGTGATTACCATGCTTAAAGGGATTTTAGGATATAGCTTCTGGGCGTGCTTCTGGTTTGGTAAATGTAAATAACAGTTAAGAGTCAGTGCTTCGGCACTGGCTTTTTATTTTGATTGAAATGAGGTGCATACATGGGATTACCTAATCCAAAGACTCGAAAACCTACAGCTAGTGAAGTGGTAGACTGGGCACTGTATATGGTTAAAAACAGAAGAGTTATAGATGTTGACAGAGCATATGGCGGGCAATGTTGGGATGTTCCTAACTACATTTTAGAACGATATTGGGGGTTCAGAACTTGGGGCAACGCAAATGCTATGGCTCAAAAATCCAATTATCGCGGTAGAGATTTTAAAATTTATAGAAACACAGCTAGTTTTGTGCCTAAGCCGGGAGATTGGGCAGTTTGGGCTAATAGAAACCCGGGTCATGTAGCGATAGTTGTTGGTCCAGCTGATAAAAATGCGTTTGTTTCAGTAGACCAGAATTGGTATACAGCTATTTGGTCTGGCAGCCCACCCTATAAAATCAAACATACTTATCACGATGGGCCTGGAGGAGTAACACATTTTGTTAGACCACCATATCATCCAGAGAAATCTACACCGGTACCTAAACCGAAAGATGATAGTGATGATAAGGAAAAGAATAATAAAAAAGTTCCGATTTGGAAAGACGTAAAAACTATAAAGTACACTATTTCTAGCCAAGAGGTCAATTATCCGGAATATATTTATCACTTTATAGTAGAGGGTAATCGACGACTCGAAAAACCTAAAGGAATAATGATTAGAAATGCTCAAACAATGAGCTCGGTAGAAAGTTTATATAACAGTAGGAAGAAATACAAACAAGATGTGGAATATCCCCACTTTTATGTTGATAGACATAATATTTGGGCTCCTAGAAGAGCCGTATTTGAGTTTCCTAATGAACCTGATTATATAATTATAGACGTATGTGAAGATTATAGTGCGAGTAAAAACGAATTTATTTTTAATGAGATTCACGCAATGGTTGTAGCTGTAGATATGATGGTCAAATATGAGATACCTCTAAGTATTGAAAATTTAAAAGTAGACGACAGCATTTGGCGTTCGATGTTGGAACATGTTAATTGGAATATGATTGACAACGGTGTTCCCCCTAAAGATAAATACGAAGCATTAGAAAAGGCATTACTTAATATATTTAAAAACAGAGAAAAATTATTGAGTTCCATAACTAAACCAACAGTAACAAAATCTAGAATAAAAGTTATGGTTGATAATAAAAACGCTGATATAGCTAATGTAAGAGACTCATCACCAACAGCCAATAATGGCTCGGCATCTAAACAACCGCAGATCATAACAGAAACGAGCCCTTATACATTCAAACAAGCACTGGATAAACAAATGGCAAGAGGTAACCCGAAAAAATCTAATGCTTGGGGCTGGGCTAACGCTACACGAGCTCAAACGGGCTCGGCAATGAATGTTAAACGAATATGGGAAAGTAACACGCAGTGCTACCAAATGCTTAATTTAGGCAAGTATCAAGGCGTTTCAGTTAGTTCGCTTAATAAGATACTTAAAGGTAAGGGGACATTGAATAATCAAGGTAAAGCGTTCGCAGAAGCTTGTAAAAAGCACAACATTAATGAAATTTATTTAATCGCGCATGCTTTCTTAGAAAGTGGATATGGAACAAGTAACTTCGCTAACGGAAAAGATGGAGTATACAACTACTTCGGCATTGGCGCTTACGACAACAATCCTAACTACGCAATGACGTTTGCTAGGAATAAAGGTTGGACATCTCCAGCAAAAGCAATCATGGGCGGTGCTAGCTTCGTAAGAAAGGATTACATCAACAAAGGGCAAAACACATTGTACCGAATTAGATGGAATCCTAAAAATCCAGCTACACATCAATATGCTACTGCTATAGAGTGGTGCCAACATCAAGCAAGTACAATCGCTAAGCTATATAAAAAAATCGGCTTAAAAGGTATCTACTTTATAAGAGATAAATATAAATAAAGAGGTGTATAAATGTACAAAATAAAAGATGTTGAAACGAGAATAAAAAATGATGGTGTTGACTTAGGTGACATTGGCTGTCGATTTTACACTGAAGATGAAAATACAGCATCTATAAGAATAGGTATCAATGACAAACAAGGTCGTATCGATCTAAAAGCACACGGCTTAACACCTAGATTACATTTGTTTATGGAAGATGGCTCTATATTCAAAAATGAGCCCCTTATTATCGATGATGTTGTAAAAGGATTCATTACCTACAAGATACCTAAAAAGGTTATCAAACACGCTGGTTATGTTCGCTGTAAGCTGTTTTTAGAGAAAGAAGAAGAAAAAATACATGTCGCGAACTTTTCTTTCAATATCGTTGATAGTGGTATTGAATCTGCTGTAGCAAAAGAAATCGATGTTAAATTGGTAGATGATGCTATTACGAGAATCTTAAAAGATAACGCGACAGATTTATTGAACAAAGACTTTAAAGAGAAAATAGATAAAGATGTCATTTCTTACATCGAAAAGAATGAAAGTAGATTTAAAGGTGCGAAAGGTGATAAAGGCGAACCGGGACAACCTGGTGCAAAAGGTGAAGCAGGTAAAAAAGGAGAACAAGGCGCACCCGGTAAAAACGGTACTGTAGTATCAATCAATCCTGACACTAAAATGTGGCAAATTGACGGTAAAGATACAGATATCAAAGCAGAACCTGAGTTATTGGATAAAATCAATATCGCAAATGTTGAAGGGTTAGAAGATAAATTGCAAGAAGTTAAAAAAATCCAAGATACAACTCTCAACGACTCTAAAACGTATACGGATTCAAAAATTGCTGAACTAGTTGATAGCGCGCCTGAATCTATGAACACATTAAGAGAATTAGCAGAAGCAATACAAAACAACTCTATTTCAGAAAGTGTATTGCAACAGATTGGCTCAAAAGTTAGTGCAGAAGATTTTGAGGAATTCAAACAAACACTAAATGATTTATACGCTCCAAAAAATCATAATCATGACGAGCGGTATGTTTTGTCATCTCAAGCTTTTACTAAACAACAAGCGGATAATTTATATCAACTAAAAAGCGCATCTCAACCGACGGTTAAAATTTGGACAGGAACAGAAAATGAATATAACTATATATATCAAAAAGACCCTAATACACTTTACTTAATTAAGGGGTGATTTTTATGGAAGGTAATTTTAAAAATGTAAAGAAACTTATTTACGAAGGCGAAGAATATACAAAAGTATATGCTGGAAATATCCAAGTATGGAAAAAGCCTTCATATTTTGTAATAAAACCCTTACCTAAAAATAAATATCCGGATAGCATAGAAGAATCAACAGCAAAATGGACAATAAATGGAGTTGAACCTAATAAAAGTTATCAGGTGACAATAGAAAATGTACGTAGCGGTATAATGAGGATTTCGCAAACTAATTTAGGTTCAAGTGAATTAGGAATATCAGGAGTCAATAGCGGAGTTGCAAGTAAAAATATCAACTTTAGTAATCCTTCAGGGACGTTGTATGTCACTATAAGTGATGTTTATTCAGGATCTCCGACATTGACCATTGAATAATTTTAAACGACTAATTTTTAGTCGTTTTTTTTATTTTGGATAAAAGGAGCAAACAAATGGATATTAACTGGAAATTGAGATTCAAAAACAAAGCAGTACTAACTAGTTTAGTTGGAGCATTGTTGCTATTTATCAAGCAAGTCACGGATTTATTCGGATTAGATTTATCTACTCAATTAAATCAAGCTAGCGCAATTATAGGCGCTATCCTCACGTTACTTACAGGTATTGGCGTTATTACTGACCCAACGTCAAAAGGCGTCTCAGATTCATCTATAGCACAGACATATCAAGCGCCTAGAGATAGCGATAAAGAAGAACAACAAGTTACGTGGAAATCATCACAAGACAGCAGTTTAACGCCGGAATTAAGCACGAAAGCACCAAAAGAATATGATACATCACAACCTTTCACAGACGCCTCTAACGATGTTGGCTTTGATGTGAATGAGTATCATCATGGAGGTGGCGACAATGCAAGCAAAACTAACTAAAAAAGAGTTTATAGAGTGGTTGAAAACATCTGAGGGAAAACAATATAATGCGGACGGATGGTATGGATTTCAATGCTTTGACTATGCCAATGCAGGTTGGCAAGTCTTATTTGGCTACAACTTAAAAGGTGTAGGTGCCAAAGACATCCCAAGTGCTAATGATTTTAACGGACTAGCTACTGTATACCAAAATACACCAGACTTCTTAGCGCAACCTGGCGACATGGTTGTATTCGGTAGTAATTATGGTGCAGGATACGGTCATGTTGCATGGGTAATTGAAGCAACTTTAGATTATATCATTGTATATGAGCAGAATTGGCTCGGCGGTGGCTGGACAGACGGTGTACAACAACCTGGCTCTGGTTGGGAAAAAGTTACAAGACGCCAACACGCTTACGACTTCCCTATGTGGTTTATCCGTCCTAACTTCAAAAGCGAAACAGCTCCACGATCAGTACAATCTCCTACGCAAGCATCTAAAAAGGAAACGGCTAAGCCACAACCTAAAGCGGTAGAACTTAAAATCATCAAAGATGTGGTTAAAGGTTATGACCTACCTAAGCGTGGTAGTAACCCTAAGTTTATAGTTATTCACAACGACGCAGGAAGCAAAGGAGCAACAGCAGAAGCATATCGTAATGGATTAGTTAACGCGCCATTATCGAGACTAGAGGCAGGTATTGCGCATAGTTACGTATCAGGTAACACAGTTTGGCAAGCCTTAGATGAATCTCAAGTAGGTTGGCATACAGCGAATCAAATAGGTAATAAATATGGTTACGGTATTGAAGTGTGTCAATCAATGGGAGCAGATAATGCGACGTTTTTAAAAAATGAACAGGCGACTTTCCAAGAATGTGCTAGATTGTTGAAAAAATGGGGATTACCAGCAAACCGTAACACAATCCGATTACACAACGAATTCACTTCAACATCATGCCCACACAGAAGCTCAGTATTGCACACTGGTTTTGATCCAGTAACTCGCGGTCTATTGCCAGAAGACAAGCGGTTGCAACTTAAAGACTACTTTATCAAGCAGATTAGGGCGTACATGGATGGTAAAATACCGGTTGCCACTGTCTCTAATGAGTCAAGCGCTTCAAGTAATACAGTTAAACCAGTTGCAAGTGCATGGAAACGTAATAAATATGGTACTTACTACATGGAAGAAAGTGCTAGATTCACAAACGGCAATCAACCAATCACAGTAAGAAAAGTGGGGCCATTCTTATCTTGTCCAGTGGGTTATCAGTTCCAACCTGGTGGATATTGTGATTATACAGAAGTGATGTTACAAGATGGTCATGTTTGGGTAGGATATACATGGGAGGGGCAACGTTATTACTTGCCTATTAGAACATGGAATGGTTCTGCCCCACCTAATCAGATATTAGGTGACTTATGGGGAGAAATCAGTTAGAATGACATAGTCATGTCTATTTGAGCAGGTGCGTTACATACCTGCTTTCTATTTACATTTAAAGATAAAATGTGCTATTATTTTACTAGAACTTTTTAACATTTCTCTCAAGATTTAAATGTAGATAACAGGCAGGTACTACGGTACTTGCCTATTTTTTATGCAAATTTAAAAAAACACTTGCTTAATAAACAATTGTTTAGTATAATTATATTTGTAGGTTAGTTGATGACTTACAAATTATGTGTAAGGAGGTGAAAAGCCTCATGCTAGACATAATAAAAACACTTCTAGAACATCAAGTATTGGCAGTACTGATAATTCCAGAAGTGTTAAAACAACTTAGAGAATGGCATCTCGGCTACCTAGACCGAAAGCCAAACAACAAAGATTAACATTATGCTTGGAGCCTGATGGCTCCTCCTTACACTTATATAATATAATATTATTTGGAGGTTTTCAATTATGACAGAACAAATGTATTTAATATTGTTTTTATTAAGCCTACCATTGTTATTATTTATCGGGAGAAAAACACATTTTTATTGTTTAGATAAAAAGAATGGACGTAGATAATATGAGTGATTATAAATTAAAAATAATTGAATTGATCAAAAGTGATATAACAGGTTACCAAATTCACAAACAAACTGGCGTAGCGCAATATGTAATTTCACAATTAAGGCAAGGAAAGCGCGAAGTAGATAACTTAACTTTAAATACAACTGAAAAACTATACAGTTACGCACGACAAGTGTTATAA